GAGTTTGACGATTCCATTTCGAGTCTAACATTTCTAAACTCGCGCCGTTAAAATCTCGGTTCTGCAGGCATTTCCACATGTTACGGAACTTGGACACGCCTGATTTTCCAAGTTGATATACCATTTCAGTTAATGTATGTTGAGCTAAAGTAGGCAAATCAGTGACACCATGTTCTTCCATCAACATTCTTGCTTGACCTATCGCTTTTTGTAAATCTTTATCAAATACTTCTTTTAATTCTTCTTTGGTATATGTTTTACCGTCTTCAAACTTATCTTCGTGTACTACTTTATGGCCCCAGCCTATCGTGCGAAATCCTTCCGTATCTATATATACGTGATCTCTAAAGCCTTCAGATAATTTTACGGAACCAGCTAATTCGTCGTATGTCATGAGAATTTAGTAACGGCTCCTGTTTCTGTATCCACGGCCCAATAACCAGTAACACATGTGTAAATATAAGAAGTGTTAATTGGTTCTGGTCCAAGAGGTTTACGTAGAACAACATTTGACCACTCTGGATTTACCAAATGCTCTGTTAATATTTTTAGTGATTCTTCTTGTGACATTTTTATAGGTGGGTGAATAACACAATCATCCATATAAGGACTGTCAACATCATGTAAATGTGATTCTCCTTCGTCATTACACTCTACTAAAAGAGTAGTATTATTTTTTCCTCTAAAAACAGAATTTACAAATTTCATTTCTTTTGTAGCAAACCCTTGATAGAGTTTTGCCTCTGGTTCATGTTGAAGTGCTGTCATCCAACACTTGTCTAACATTTCATTAAAATTCCAACTCATTACTTAGTTAATCCCCGTGCCTTTTCGAAAGTGCGGAGACCCGATACGCCGAGCATTGAAGTGACAATTGCTAGAAGGGGCCCAGTTTCTATGGCAGGTGGTACAATATCTATACCTGAAAATTTTGCATACCATTCAATACAGGGAGATAGAATAAAAGCGAAGAATAGCGCCAGTGCTCCGCACCAGCCAATCGCTGGTCGCCACCCAGCAACGAATACGCTACGATGGGTGGCTTCCTTTGCATTAACATCTAATTGCTTTTCTGCAAGCTTTTGTTGAATGCGTTGCATCAATATTTTTTTATCTAATTTTTCTTCCTCTGATGTATGAATCTCGTCGACAACTTTTGCGATAGTTTTTAAGGCTCCGCCTTTACCGCCTAATAGTCCTCCGAGAGCTTGTAGCACTATGCTGCTCCGCCTGTCATCCAGCTTAATATCCAAATAACGACGATCGCTACAATAGCGGCCTTAATCCAATCTTTCATCTGCCAGTCACTCCACTCTTTAATGTGTGACCATAGATCTTTTAGTAAGTTCATAGAACCTCCTTTGTTAAAATGAGGATTATACTATTTTACGCCTTTAAATGCTACCTTTTTAATCTGCGCATTGCTTGTCTGACCTTTTGGACCTGCACCTTTGTTGTTTTTTACAACGAAAGAGGGAAAAGTCATCGCTGCATCCGATCCAACTTTCATACTTGGAAAAGGATTTTTTGCATTTACAGTAGTCATTTTTGCATTTTTAAATTTCATTATCTTGCCTTTCCGTAACCACGTTGAGCTAGTCTACCTGCTAGACCGCCTTTTTTTAATTTTTTTGTGGATCCTGCTATTTTATCTGCCTTTGTAGGATTGGGATTATTGTCTATTCCCGCTTTTATAGATAGCATACCAAATTTTGTTTTAGATTTTTTTGACATTTATTAATGTATAGTTGGTTTTATAAGATTTAGCAAGTCTCTTCCGTTGTGTTTAAGAATATTATCAAATTCTTGCTCTGTTAAATTGTTATGGTACAGCATTTTAGCTACTGCCATCATAGAACCTGCTAAAAGTATTTGATCATTTTGATTTTCACATGCTGTATCAGCAAAATCCATTAATTCATTAAAATATTCTTGTAATCTAACGGTTGCGCTTGTCATTTTGTTTGCTCAGATTAACATTTGCACGTAATTGTGCAATATCTTCTTGTGAATCTATTCTATCTTGCGCTATTTTTGCTGTTTGACGTAATTTTTCTTCATCAATGCCTATTTTAGCTTCATCAACCATTGCTTTTCTTTGTATATCTTGTGCTCTAAGGTCAATTTCTTGTTGTTTTAGGCCTACAAGTGGATCTTGATTCATTTCTTGTACCGCTTCAGCCTCTTCTTGAACCATTTCATCTGTCATTTCTGCAACTTTTTCTGCAACCTGACTTTCAATACGTTCTTGAATCTGTAATTGTAGCTCTTCTGGTAGTTGACCACCGTATTGAGCTGTTATTTGATCTATTTCAGGTTTAAATTCTTCTTCTACCTCTTCTCTTGCCTGTATACTAACATGTTCCATAATATGAGCTTGTAAAATAGCCATAACTTGAGGATTACTTTTTACTAAAAACGATGACATTAGTGCTCTATGAGCATCAAGGTGAGCATTATGATTTTGTCCTCTAAATGCTACAAGAGGTTGTCCACTTACAGCTCCTGAGTTTTCTGTGCCAGGATCCATCGGTTGAGGTTCTGAAGGAACAGGGAGTAAAACATCAATATCTTTTACACCAAGTGCTTGATACATTCTTCTATATGCTTCATACATGTTATGTGAAGCAGGGTCAGCTTGCGCTAATTGTAATTGTGTTTGTGCCAACGTAACACGTTGTGCCATAGAAAAAATGTTTGGATCAGATACAGGAATAATATCTATATCTTTTGAAAAATCAGATTGTTTTAAACCTTGTATTTGATCAGTGCCAACTTCGTATGGATACTGTGGATCTAAAGATTCTGAAAAAATCTTCGCTAATAATTTAAATTCTATTTTTTGTGCGTAGTGTAATCTCTTATGTATAGCGCTCATGACTCGCGCACCACGTTCCATCAACGCCATTGTTGTTCCAACAGGTGCTCCAGCTTGAGCTGCGTCTCCTACTTTTTGATCAGCGACAGCAGCAAATCTAGATCCTGCTTCTACACAAAAACCTAGTAGTTGAAATAATGTACCACTTGGTTCTTTGTATGGTAAAGGCACTAAACCTTCACGTAAACTACCACCTGGCGCATCTACATCTCTAAACTCTCCTGGCTGTAAAGGAGTATCATCATCTGCAACTCTAAGTCCTCTAGCTTTAAAACCAGCGGGTAAGTTAGATAATGTTCCTGCATCCAGTAATTGTCTAAGTGCAGCAGTTGCCGTTCTTGATAAACCACCAAGCATGTGAATAAGACCAAAGCCATAAAAACTAAAACCAGGTAAAAATTTATAATGAACAAAATACTGACGTTTTCTTTTTCTATCGTCTTCTGCTTCGTAGTTTCTGTAAATAGATAAAATGTTAGAAGACCCTTCATCAATAGTAACAATATAAGGAACTTTAATTCCATCATCACTGTCAATACCTTCAATATTTAAATCTACGTGCATTTCTAATAATTGATAGTCCTCATCATGATAACTTTTTTTAATACCAGATAGGGTTGCTTCTTTTTCTTGCAGTGCTGTTTCATTATCAATAACAGATAGATTTACATCTCTGTACATTCCAGCTACTTGCATTTTTGTTATATCATTTTTTGTTCTTCTAATAACGTGAGTTATTCTTTCGCAAGAAGGAAAGTCTGTTGTTTGATAAGGTACATACAAATCATCACTTGGTACAAATTTAGATACAGCTCTTCCCATTCCATCATCATAGTAAACTTTTTTAAAAGCAGATCCTGATAGTGGTAGATAAAATAATAATGAATCCATATCGGGATCATATTCTTCCATTTCATACGTAATCTGATAGTTCATGAAATCTTTAATACGTTGAGCTTGTTCTTCTTTTTGTGTTGAAGTGTTTCCCAAAATCTGTGTGTTTACAGGGCCACCACTTGGTAATAATTCTTTATATGCTTGTGCTTGAAATTGTGTGATTGCTTCGGACAACATAGGATGTGTCACGGAACTCGCACCTTGAAAAGGCTGTGATCTCTCTGTGTATTTAAATCCAAGAAGATCTAATCCTTTTTTATATGTTTCTTCCCAATCTTTTCTTGATGCTTTGTCATCTTCAAATGCTTGACGTAATTCACTAGATATGATGTTAAGAGTATCATCATCTAAAACTTCTGCAATGTTCATATCGAAAGAAGAAGTAATAACTTGTTCTTGCTCCCCAATAAGAGCAGAGCCATCTTCCATTATTTCTACATTGGGTGCTAGATCATCAGCGAACGCGCTGCCCTCTATCTCCACCATTTGTTCAATAGCTTGTTCTTGTTCTGGTATAAATCCTATTGGTTTTTCTACTGCCATTATGCTGCCTCAAATATATCAATTATTTCTGGAGTATACACCATTCCTCCATCTTTTCTATGAGTTTTATGTGGTAGTAGCATCTCTGGTGTTAATTTAATAGCAAAAACTTTACCAATACCGTCAACCTCAATAACCTTAAATTCAGAGTTATTTTCTTTAGCCGCACGTTTCAGTGACTTTTCTAAACTTGACGTGTAGTGCTTACCTTTGGTATCAACACTATCTGGTCCTCCGTAAAACTCTTCAACGCCAATACCTTTTAATTTTTCGCCTCGTTCTTTTGCTGCCTGTCTTTCCGCTAAAGGAGTGTCTGTACCACCTTTGTTAAGACCTTGACCTGCGTAACGTTTTTTTATGAGATCAGCAGGAGATATAGCATACCACTCTGCAGCGCCGTCTACTTTGTCCATAAACAATCGTTGAGCCGCTTCTGTTAAATCTCTTTTGACTAATATATCTCCCCACTCTTCTCTGTTTTTAAATGGTACGTTCGGAAATAATTGTTTCATTGCTCCTTCACTCAATCCAATATTTAATTCTTCCAACATTTTCTTTTCTTTTGCAATTGCAATGTTCATTGCTTTGATAGCGTCATCACTTGGAGCAGGGCCACCTTTTGCTACCACATCAATCGCTACTTTGTTTTTTTGGAACTCATCAACAAAGCTTTGCATCTCTTCCGCTGTGTTAAACATTGGTCTAAAGATAGTTTCATTTTTTGTGTAAAAATCTAATACTTCAGGCTCTACATTTCTTGCACTACCTTGATATCGTGTACGTTCTTGAGCAAGAGCTCCTGCTCTTCTCTCTTTTGGTAAATCAAGAATAGAACCTAACTGCGCACGTAACTCATTTTCTAATTCTTTTGCTTGTTGTAAAATATCCGATTGTATCTCATCAGCAAAGGTTACCACAACTTTCTTTCCTTTTGTTGCGGCTTCCATTTCGCCCAATCTAACACTATCATCTTGTATTTTACTTCTGAATTGTCGTATCTGATTAGCAAGTGGCATATCAATTTCTTCTAAAAACGTCATTCGTGAATCAATAGTTTCTCGAATCATTCTTGCATTCATCTCATCCGTTGGTGTTAGATCACCATCTAGTGCTCTTCGTATTTTTTCATACGCTGATGCTTCTAATCCTGCTAACTGATTTTTTAGTTTTGTTGAATTACGTTTCAATGTACGAATCATAGCAGGGTCAACAGTAGCTGCGATTCCTTCTGCTGTCTTATCTACAGGTAATGTTGCATTACGGTCCGTTTTCCGCGACCAACCGATCACGTACCTCTCAGTAAAGTCATGAGACGATCGAGGTAAACTATCAGGATCTTGTGGTATATACTTTGGATCAAGATACAATACAGATTCTCTATAACTTCCTGGTATCTCTCCACTCTCTTTATAACTGGTATAAATAGCAGGTTTATCACCATTATAATCTACAGTTCCATATGTAATAGAATCTACTTTACGCATTGGTGCTTGACGCACAATCTTCAACATATCTTCTTTTACTAATGGTGTTTTGTTTTTTGTAGCAATAGCTAGATAGTTCTCGAGAATATTATCCTCTATTTCTTTTTTAGAAATTTGTTTATTCTGTAAAAATTTATAAAAGTCTTCAGTGCTGTTAAATGTTTTTGGTGTGTTGGGGTCCATGAGCCGTGCTTCAAGGCCCGAGTAAAATGCTGCTTCACTTGTTTCTGGTGAATCAATAATTGTCTTTGGTGTGTTAAGAAAATCAAGATCCTCTTGTATTTTTTTTGTTACTTCTTCTTCACTGCCTAACTTGCTTTCAATATCTTTTAAAATCTTTTTGTCATTTTTTGATAGTGAGGGCTGATCAAGAATCTTTATTTTATCAACATTACCAATTGCCCATAGAGGTGCTTTACCAACAAGACCTGCTAACTGTATTTGTTCAGGGCCATCTGTTACCACATCGCTTTCCTCAAATATATCAGTCGCGAGTCCTGGCTCACCGCCCATGGCTAAATTATCTACACGCATATCAGCAGGAATCTTATCTCCTACATTTAAATTTATTTTTAAAGCGTTATCTACAAAAGGTGCTTGGTTAATTAATCCAAATTCTTTATCTATCATATACTGTTCGTTTGCTGCTTTGTCTTTTGCATCCTCTGCTATATATTCAGGAGTCATTGTAACTATATCATAAGGTTCTTCTTCTGTCTTTGCATCAACAAAAGCTGATGCGATTGATTGACTTAATCTATTGTTAGTTAAAAAATCCATAGCTGCTCCTGGTGCCTTAGCTATTTTTGTGTCTTTTGCAAAATCACCAAGATCACTGAGATACTCTCCTACTTTTCTATTAAAAGGTAATCTCTCATAACGTTCTTTTTCTGCAGCAGTTTCTTCGTTTATTTTTCTTGTTCGTTCCATTGATTCTTCATCAGTCATAGGTTCATTTATTAAACCTAAGCTGTCTAGTAAATACTCAGTTTGAGCTGTATCAAGAGGTTCAGCAAATTCACCTGTCTTCGCTAATATTTCAGCATTTAATGCTGGATTATTTATAACAACAGTACCGTCTTGCATATTGTAATCAAGATCGTTTGAAGTAATTTCTGTGCCGTATTTTTGAGACAGTAAAAAAGCAGTATATGATTTTAATCGTTCATTAGGGTTATCGGCCGTCAAGCCTTCACCACCTGTTGGATTACTCATTAATAAATTAGCAATCATTCCAGCGCCAGCACCCGTGCCTACTATTCTAGCGGCATTAGCTCCTACTTTAAATCGTGTTGGACCATCTGGATATATTCTTTTAATTAAATCTGTTGCTATCTTTCCTGCTTTTTGTGCAGGATTCTTACCCGTAAGGACAGCGCTACCAAGGTTTTTTGTATTTTTTAATGCCTCTAGTGTCGCTCCATGTATTTGACCTACACTGTAAGGAAAGGCTTTTACTAAATTAGCGTATATCTTTGGATAAGCTGCTTTTATTTTATTTAAAGCTTTATCATAAACAATTCCGCCTGTAACAATACCTGTTGCTCCTGCAGTTCCCCACCATCCCCATTGTCCTGCGGGACCAGCATCGTATTCTGATTTGGCTAGTTCTTTAACATAATTGTTAACGTCCATAATATTTGGAACTTTACCGCCGTTAGTTATAGCTAACCCAGCGTTAAATAGTCCAGTAGCAATTCCTACAGGCACTGTTAATTCTTCAGATGCTAAATTTACTGCGTCTACGAGAAATTTACCTACATTTGATACAATGTTTTTTTCTCTTTCTCTTGCAAGCTCTAAACCATCCTTTGCAAGATCTACATTATCTTCGTCAAAAATATTATCGTCTTCATCCATTATCATATTCTAGCACTTCTTCAAAAGAAACTAAACCCCCATCTTGCATTTGATTAGAAATCTCAAGATTCTGCTCCATCATTGATTTAAACTGTTCATCCATTCCTGATTCAAAATCAGCTTCTACTGGACGACGAAGACCAAGTTCTTCTATTTCAAATTCTAATTGATCTATCTCATCTGATATTTGTTTTGCTTGATTTTTGCTTACAAGTTGAATTCCTCCTCTACCTTGTAATTGAGCTTTCAAACGACGTATTTTGTTAGCGTAATTTTGTTCTTCTTTATTTTTTTTAGCAGCACCTATGAAGATATTATTTAATTTAAATGTTAAATCAATATCATCAACAACAGCGGTCATATGACTTAGATTAACATCATCTAAATCAACGCCTTTAGATTTGTAATAATCTATCTTATCTTGCAACTGCACCTTTTTAATCATCAAAGGAACTACTTTTTCATAAAAATCAGGATCATTTGTTTGTTTAGCTAATGATGTCATAACTTCATCAACTGTTTTTCCTTGACGTCTAATACCGTGCTCTATCATTCTATTAACATTATTTTCAAAAAGTTCTTTTGCTTTTTTAGATAAAGGTTGGTTTTTCATCATGCCAGTTCCAAGATCCATTGGTTTATAAATCTGTGCTATATTTTTATAAATATTTTTTAATTGTATTTGTTGGGGCTCAGTTAATATCTTTTGAGTATATTTAAAATGTTTAGGTAGTTTACCTGTTTTAGCTTTTGCTAAATAATTTAATATTTGTGGATCACTAGAAGACATTGTTTTAGGTCCCATCAAGAAAACCTCCCCTAATCCTAATTCGTCTATTATACCTTCATTTCTTAACTTGTTTAATAAAGCAAACTTTTTCTGTTTATTAATAACTCCATTTACTGAAAGATAATTTTTTACGTCCTTGTCTAATGACAACAAAGAATCAATATCTATCTCTCCTAGATTATTTGGTTTTAATTCATAGCCTGTAGCTTCAGGAACAAACTTTTTATAATTACGTAAAATACTTTCCGCTTTAGCAGTTACTATATCGGTCTTAGGATCTACTTTTCTCTGCGCTTTGTAAAAAGAAACAGACTCAGGTTTTATACCGCCCTCTTCAACTGGTATTAAAGATGATCTATTTCTTAATTTATCAAAAACATTTTTTCCTAAAATAGTAGATAAATACTGTGTCGCGAAAGGATCTTGTTTATTATATATATCCGCAAATTTCATTAATACTTCAGGAGAAGTTATAAGAGGTTGCCCTGCTGCGCTTGGTTGTATGCTTGCTACTAAATCTTTTATATCAGGATCTTTTGTTGCTAAATTTCTTAGCATCATTCTTTGTTTTCTATATTTCCAATCAGAGCCTATTTCAGATAATGTGGCTTGCCTATTTTGTTTATTGACTGCAAGATTTCGCAGTACATCATCAAGATTATCCATTCCTCCTAACTGATCAATATATTGTTGACCTGTTTTAATATTAGGACTTTCTAATTGTATTTCTTTAAAAATTTTTTTTAAAATATTGTCTACTAAGTTAGCCATTAATAATACTCCTGCATGCCGACAACGAGACGCGGTTCGTCTTTGTAGTCTGAATCTAATTGTATGAAGTTTCCTTGACGGAAACGCAACAACGCTTGAGTTGTTGAGTCGACTAAATCGTCATGATCACCATAAGGGAAAGCAGCGCATTCTTCAATCACTTCTTCTGCCCAACGGTCCTCGGTGCACCATACTTGTCCCGCTTCAAAAATAGGAGCCACGGAGTTGACACGTACATGCTTATCATTGCCCTTACTAGGCGTATAAGTTACTACAGGAATTCCCAATTGACGTAGCTCCTGTGTTAAGGGCATACCAGAAG